ATCATTTCATAATTTTTAACATTCCAATAAAAAGAAGTTTTAAAACTGGTTCATTTAGGAAATACTAAATAACAGGTTATTGTAAGATCTTGCTTTAACCTTATCATCCAAAATTCTTCTTAAAGGACTATGATTAGGCAATTGTCTTGCTAATTCTTCTTGAACAAAGTTTTTGGACTCTTGTATAATGTTCTCATTGCAGGGTGTGTATACATCAACACTTTCGTTGCTAACCACCTCAATATGAACATTATCAATGTCTGATAATTGATCTGTCAGTGTTTCGAATAAGCTTGTAGATAAATTTGTTTTCTTTAATATTACTAAATTCTCATCTACCATATGATGATATATATCTCTGTACAAGTGTTCAATCTTGGACCTGCTAAATATTCTTCTTTTCCATGTTGTTAATAATATAGGTAGGTATTTTGTGAGATTATTATTTATGTTTCGTGATTTTAAACTATTAAACATGGAAGTTAACTCATCAATAATTTGGAGTTTTGTGAATTGATTTAATCTCTTAAATTGGAGTTGTCCTAAAATAAAATGAATTAACATATTAATAGGGGATTCTTTTATTATGTTTTTTAGTACATTTATTGTATATGGAATTTTTAACGTCTTATCAATCACCTGGTTATTTACAGTCGTTAAATCTGTTGTAATTTTGCTTGGATTATATAGCTGTAAACTTTCTAGTATATTAATTTCACTTTCCCAAAATACATCTTCTTTCAATGTTTCTGATGTTTGTGCCATAGTAATGTTTATATTTTCTTGTTCAATTGGTTTATTGAGTAGGTTGAAGTATGATTCTGATTCTTTTTTTAGGAAATCTAGCATTTGATCTTTTTGTTTATAATAAATAGGAGAAAAGACATCATTTAGCACTTGTAGGTCAATCACATTCATTAAATCTTCATAATATTCAAATGAGTCTAGAAGATTATTAAAATAATATGGTGATATTATTGTACTTCTACCATGGTAAGCAAACAAATTACATGTCTTGTATTTTCTTTCAGATATTTTGACATTGTGTAGCTTGCAAAAACAATTGTTGTTTACATGCGGCTTATAATCAATCTCTGAAACTATATCTCTATATTCTAGATCCCTGTAATGTTCAAAAACCAATTGTTCATTTATTTGTCCAGAATAGTCCATACTTTCATTTTCACCATACAGGAAATATGTCAACCTAAATGGCATTCTTTCTTTATGTCTTTTAAAGGATCTCAAGCAATTGAGTAGCATTTGTGGTGTTAGCATAACCTTTTCAACAGTTGAAATACTTTCAAACATTTCTTGTATGTCTTTTATAGTGGCAATTGGTACTAATGTTGTTGCAAAGGTGTTATCTGGATCAATATAATTTTTATCTAATTCTATTGTAACATGTTGTTTTTCTTCATTTTTTTGATTTTTTTCATTTGTTTTAGTTTCTTCTACTTCTCCAAAAGAGAAATCAAAATCATCAAGGTCAGCTCCAAAATCTATTTGCATTGTTTCCTCTTTTTCACTTGTTTTCTCTTTTTCTTCTAATTTCTCTTCAATCTTCTCAATTGGTTTTGTTTCTATTTTAGTTTCTGTAAGTGAAAAATCTAAATCAAATAAATCATCGTCATCATCAAAGTCAAAGGATAATTGCTTAGGAGATTCTAATTTGCTTTCTTTTACATTTTGATCTACTTCTTTATTTTCAATGATGCTTTTACTACTATCCTCTGATTTTAAAATTGGTTCATCAACCTGTGGTGAAAAATCAAAATCAAAATCCATAACATCATCTAAATTAATAGAAGTCACTTCTGGTTCAACTGGCTCTTTATCTTTTTCTATTTTAATCTCTGTGACATGTTGGGCTTGGTCGACACCTGCATCTACATTAACTATATCTTTATTGTTACTTTTAGCCTGTTCTATATCATTTATTATTTTTTCCCTTGTACCCCCATTATTTATGTACTCACACAAAATTATTTTGTTTATACCTATGCCCTTATATCTATTATCTCTAACATCTGGATCTATATTCTTATCTTTTGTCAAAATCTTGTTTAAAAATTTATAGCTATTTATGTCAATGTCTGTTTCTCTCAAATGTTCACGTAAAATTCTGTAGCAATTGCTAGCTTCTTTAAGAATATCTTCATTATATTTTTCAAACATACTATTGCCATAGTCTAACCCAACATCCACTAATATGTCTTCATCTATTTGAAAATCAAGATCTAACACATCATCGAATTCTTCATTGTTCTCTTTTTCGTCTGCAAGATTATCAAAATTTGTATCAGACATAATTGGATTACTTAGTCCAAACATTCTATTTGTTGCATCAATATTTGAATCTCCCAATACGTCATCAAAGTATGTAGGTGTTATAAAACTACTTATTCCTGTATTTAGATATGACATTGTTTTATTGTATTTGTCCATTAAAAGTGATTGATTTTTTCTCTTTGTATGACTGTTGTTGTGCCTGAATTTATCTTTTATTGTGTATTTAAAGTTTAATTCTTCTTTTGATCCGTATTCTGACGTTTGTGTAAAAAATGCTGATTGTGTAAAGTCATACCTATCATTCATTATTTTGTGCATTACATTGTTTTGTAATAAAAAGTTACAATCAAAATCACCAACTTTTTTGTTTATTGATTCCCACATGTTAAATTGCACTAGATTTTTGGGTCTTAACGTAAATATTTTTGCTCTCCCAGAATATGTACTTAAATTTTGGTAATCAAATCGTAGAATATTATGAAAGATATCTCCCATAGCAGGCTTTTGTATAATCAGTTTGTCACATATTATTACTGGTAAAGTTATGTCTACTAATGGATTTTGTGTAAAGCTAAATTGACCAGTATTTTTATTTATGTATAGCTTTTTTCCTTTTTCAGTTGTCTGTATTGGTTCATAAGTTTGTAAGTATTTGAATTGATCTCTTAAACTTCTTTTTATTAATTCATTTATAGAAATTGCACCCATTAATCTTAACCCAATATTGAATACTGCTGGTATTAGATTCAATTTTCTAGAGTCAGTAATTATTGTCAAATTATGACCTTCTTTGCCTTTTGTTTCAATAAAAACTAATTTGAATGATTCTCTCATATAGTTCAATAAGATAGTTGTTTGTCCTCTTTGTGGTTGGTTGTATCTGTATTCATATTTGTACCCTAATTGTGAGTCTAAATAGTGATTTAATGGGAGTGGGTCATTATTGACAAAATCAGCTAAGCAAACCAAATTTTGTATTGTTGTATTATCTGTAGATAGTTGATCTAGCACATATAAATCTGACATTTCTTTTACAAATTTTGAGCAAGTTATAGATTTGTTTAACTTATATCTTGTATCCGCAATAATTTCCCTAGAATCACTTTGTGTTAAATCTAGTGATGAACAGAATGTTAAGAGCATTATTATGTCATTTAGAACCTCTGGTGTCTTCATTTCCCAACCCAATTCAAAGGGGTGTGCAATATCATACAATTCATTATCAAACATAGTATTAGTTGTTGCTGTTCTTAAGTCATCAGAAAATCCTGTTTCTACAATACAATATCTTGATGTAAGTGATTGTGTTTCTAAGTATCTTGTTGAAGCATGTAATATATCATTTAAAGGATTAAAGTTTAACAACATTGGTTTTCTTCTGGATCTAGAAGACATACTTATTTCTGCTATGATATTTAACTCTTTTACAGTAACTTTTGTTAAATCTATATTCAACTTTTGAGCTATTTTTCTAATGATATTTTTGTCTTTTAAAAAACTATCTACACTATTTATGACATATTTATCATCAAAAAAGTCCTTCGGACTTATCAAATACTGCATAACTCTTAAAGGATCATTAGTACAAGTATATTCGAATTTTCTTGAAGGTTCCGTGTAAGCTTTTGTGTTATTTTTTGATAAGCCTGCCACATAAATTGTTGAAACTGAAAAATGGGTGTATATATAATATGAAGTTTGATCAAATCCATATAAGCTTGGCATGAAAGTATTTATATTGACAGGATTATATGTTAAGCTTTTAGATAGATTTAACAATAAGCTAGCACACTCTTCAATTGATAAGGGAGATTCAATTTTATTAAAAAAATGGTTGAAATTTATATTATTTGTATCAAAATATTTGTGTATTTTATTTTTAGAAATATTTAAGTTGAGACATTTTTGTTTTACGAAATGAGACAATCTTAACATGAGTTGTATACGACCTTGTCTCATATAAGCTTCACCAAAACTTTTTTGATAGTATTTTGACATAACCCATTCTAAAAATCTGTCATAGCATCTAGGTTTTGTTAATAGGTCCATTGGATGATCATCCCAATACTTTCTACAGTCGTCCAACTTAAAATGTAACTTGTTTCTGATTTTTATTAAAAGGTTAGAATTTCTTAAATATGAATAATTTGGATGAAATAATCCTGTTGATCCGATTACTCTATCTTCTTGGTATTCTTCGTCATCAAATTCTTTTTCACATTGAGACAAGCACCACAATGTTTCTATAATTTTCTTAGAGGATTCTTCATATTTATATAATCTGTAATTGTTTGGATCTCCTCTTGAGAACATGTACAATAGTGGATGCACATCTGGTATACCCCATAGTTGCACTGGCAGACTAGTCCAACCTTTTGACATAAATTCTTGATTGTAATATATCCCGGTGTTACTTGTGAATAGTCCATAAGCACTTGCAATTCTCACATTTTGAATTCTACCCATTATGTATGCAATGTCAGCAGGTACTCCCATTCTACAGGCTTCACCAACTCTACTACATGTGTTCATTATATCTGACGAATAACCCAAGCAACCTATATTTAGTCCTACTTCTTTTATTTTCTTAATTTGTGGATACACCATAACACCATTAAATGAGAGCAATGAAATAAATTCTAATAGGAACTGTTGACAATTTGTTTTCTTTACACTATCAGATATTCCTAAAAATCTCATAATTATTCTATGTACTTTTTTAAACTTTTGAAATTTTCCAATATCATTTGTGACAAATATAAATGCATAATCATCTGAATGTTCCATGTGGTAGAATTCGCTATCATCGTTTGGTTCAAGCTTCTTCCATACCGATCTTAAAAGTTCTGAACAGGCAACAGCTTTGGCAGATGAAAGATAATTGAACATACCTTGAAGAAAATTTTGAGATGACTTAAATGTTGTATTTTTTAATTTTTCAGTAATTCCTGGAATGTTAAAGAAGACATTTTGCAATAATGGAGATGGAATCTGTATATCTTTATTTGACCATCCTAACAGGCATTGCTCTATTACAGACATTACTTCTTCACTTATAATGTGTTTAAAACCTTTAACAAATGTAGCTAAGCATTCCATAGTTTCTGCTGCAGACCATTTTGTACAATCCCCATTACAGTAGAAGATTTTATATCCTCTTTTGTTCTTGGAATTTAATAATGCTTTATCAAGTAAATTTTGGATATTAAACATTTTTTTATCTCCTGAAACTGAGATCATTTCTTCCTCTAAGTTGTTACATATGGTTTTAAAGGTCTGTTCAACTATTCTAGCCATTGCTTTAGCTCCGTGGTTTATCACATAAAACTCACGTTTTGCACCATATTGTGCTTTTATGCATATGTCTGTTATTACTTTAGAATTGTTTTTATTTATATTCCATAATGCTAAATCAATAGTCCGTTTTATATTAGTAGTTTCTAAAATGTCTTTAGTGCTATCATGTACCTTACATCTATTTGTGCCACTTAAAACTATCAAGTTGTCTGTTAATTCTTTTCTCTTAGTCCTTACTTCAAATGAGTATGGAGAAAACTCAGGTTGATCAACCTCTTCCCACAATGTCGTTTTTTTTGAATTCATTTTTTTTGATTGTCCACTTAATTGAGATATAAAAGTGTCATCATATTCTGTTAACATTGTTTCTCTTTCTCTCTCTGGTATGATTGCTTTTGTACTATTCATATCCAGTAATGTATCACTTTTTATCACAGAGTCAATCTTGTTTGTTATTTTTTTGTCTAATCTTGACGATATTAATTGTGACGCTGTAAAAGTTGCTAAGTTCCAAAAACCTACACCGTTGTCATTATTTAAGAAATCTAAAACATCTTTTTCTGTTTTGAGCAATCCTTTTTTCCTATTCATTGACAGTGAATCATATTTAGTTTGAAATTTAATAATTGTTTTAAAAGCTTTAACATACTCATGATATGGTGTGGACGGTTCTTTATTTGTATGAACATACAAAAACATATCATCTAATAAATCTTGAATGGATCTCATATAAACATCCTTATATAATATTGAAGTCATTAGAATTGATCCTCCAGCACTTTCCATATCTCTATTATTTGCTGTATAACTTGCTAACTTAAAGTTTACACCTGATTTTTTGTAAGACTCTGTAAAATCATCAAAATTTTTTAATAAGTTTATTAAGTGCAACTCCATATGTGTCCTTATTGGTTTGCAGTATTTGTCTAAAATGAACATATTACAATCTGCATATGTACTAAATGAATCCATATATAAGTATCTAATATCAGATAACATTTCTGCATATAGTTGTCTATGTGATAATGAGACAAGCATTCTCGTTGCAAATATTGTTTGTGTTTCTTTAAAGACTTTTTGCAAATTTAGCTCACCAGCTCTGCTTTCAGACAATCTCCTTGCAAATGCTGCAAATGTGGTACTTAACACAGAATATACTTGATCCAAGTGAAATCCAACTCTTTGACTGTTCAGTCGCCTCCAATTTGTCATATAAATTGTCTTGGACCTGTTATTTGTGTATTTGTTTTCAAACCCAAATAACTTTATCTCAACATCGCTAATTTCACCAAAGGCTATAATTTTAAATGATCTACCAACATCTTTTCCACGATCTTGTAAACCATGTTGCAATAGATACATCACATTTGGTATTCCTGAATTGAAAAAGCTAAAATTATTATGTTTGAACATCAAATTCTGGAAATGTAAAAGTTGATTCAGATGTCTCATGGTGTCTGTTACCATTGTCAATAAACTTGTTGATCTTAGTATATTTATAAAAACTTTAAAGTCTTCTAAAGCTTTTTCTTTTAGACTTTCAAATATAGGTAAATCCTTTCCAGGTCTATATAAAAATCTAAGTATTTCCTCTGGTATTGGCTTGTCAGACTTTTCTATTAATAAATCTATATAATCATTTATTTCGTTGTTATAAATATCCATGGGACAAAATAATAATTTATTGTCACCTCTCTGTATTTTTTCAATCTTTTTTAATTTTTCAGATATATATTCAGATTTTGACATGTGTGTTCTAGACAATGCAATATCCATTTTTGAAGTTTCATCTAAATTTTTGTGTACAGTCAAAGTTTTTCTAGTCTTTGAATAAATACTCTCATGGTCAATATCTGTTCCCTGAACACAAAATTCTAAAAAAGATTTTGTCTTTTGACCTGTTTTACTTTTGTTCTTATTCAATTCTGTATAATACTCTTGATATTTTTTTCGCATAGTGGGCTCATCTTGTGTTGTCAATGGAACACTTCTATCAAACATTGACCTTGTACTTGTATCTTGAAGTAATTTATACGACTCAAGAAAAAAGCTCTTTAAAGGAGTTTCAAAGGTTATTAAATGTTCCAATTGCAAATAAAGCAAATCTTGTTCCGTTTTCCATCTTTTTGTCGTAAAATTTTCAAATACTCTAGGTGTAAAGAACAAGAAACTTGGTTTCGTTTTCTCTGTAGCAATAAATTTTCTCATTTGCTTTTTGTTCAATAATGTTGAAGACAATTTAAAACTACAAGAAGACATGTCTGTTTGACTGTACTTCATGTCAATTTCTGGATCTTCCAATGCTATCTTTATTGAATCGGCTATAATTCCAATTCTATCATCGAGATCAAGACCCTCTCTTCCATCACTTGGAATGTAATCACTCATTTTGGGGATCTTTCTTGTGTATTTTTTTGATATGTCTTCATAAACAGGTCTTATGTGCTTAAGTTCTTCAATTTCTTTGAGAAATTTTGTACTGAAACCCATGGATTCTATAATATTTAAGAAATTATCAATGATCCTAGAGCAATTGCTTACAAATCTTGTCTTTAAATCAACAATATTATCTAAACCAAGCTTTATCTCTGTATCAAGGCTATAATCAACTAACAATATATCTGATAATTTTAATTCTTTTTTTATTGGCAAGTATTTTTCAATTTTTTCATTTTTGATTTTATCATTAAATGTGAAAGTTACATCAATCAAAATAGATTTATTATCTTTCGTAGCAATCAAGTCTGGTGTCATTCCTAAAATTATGGGTTCAACTTCAATAACGAATCCTTCAAATTCAAGAAAGTTTGAGAATATCTCTAACCATTTATCATGCCTTACTTTAAGCAAAGTTAACAATTGCGAAGATATATTTTCTGGTGTTGCCAGAGTTTCTGTTATTGATGAAAGTTCCTGGAATTCATCAACAAAATTGTCAATTTCTTCCCTGGTTTTCTGATTAAAGCTAATCTCCATGTTGTTTAGCTTTAAGTTTGTAACTTTTGATTTTTCGAAATGAT